GTCACTTCCCAAATAACCTGCCAAATAACGCAGACATGGTGTATCCACAAGTTTTGGATGCTATGCGCAGCACTGACAACATTGTTGAAAATGACATGGATGCAGATGCAGCACTCATCTGGAGTGTGTTGTGGCACGGTAAGATGAGTGCAAACAAGTGTGTTTGGGATCATTACAGAGCACACAACAAGCCAGTGATTGTGATAGAAGTGGGCGGGCTCTTACGCAACACAACTTGGAAGTTGGGTATAAACGGGATCAACAGAGATGCAGACTTTGCTGTAGAACCCTACATGCCCAACGACAGAGTAAAAAAGTTTGGTATTGTGTTACAACCTTGGAAGCAACATGGCGAGTATATACTGATATGTGGACAGCATGGACACAGTGAACAGTGGCGTAACATGCCCGACATGGACACTTACTATCGTAATACTATTTTAGACATACGCAAGTTTACAGACAAGCCCATAGTTGTTCGCAGCCATCCTCGCTACAGAGAGTCACTGCACTGGGCATGTGATACGCAATGGTATACCGATCAAAGCGTTACTTGGAACACACCCAAGCATGTGCAACATACCTATGACAGTTTTGATTTAGAACACATGCTAAAGCACACACAATTTACTGTAAGCCATAGCAGTAACGCTGGCATAAACAGCATCATACAAGGTGTGCCTGCAGTGGTAAGTGAATCAAGTTTAGCATATGATGTTGGAACTAGCATGGGTGGGTGGTTAAGCAAGCCTGATAGACACAACTGGTTAAACCGTATGACATACACTGAATGGTTTGCTGATGAGATACACATTCAGTGGAATAGAATTAGATCTAAACTGTAGTCATAAAAAAAGCAGCGTTGCCGCTGCTTTTTTTATTATTCTAATTTTTTAAAACTTCATTGTAAGACCAAATGCAGTTGTTTCTTCGCTGGCAGTCTTTTCATCATCTGTAGTTTCAACAAATGCTACAAGACCTGGCGCAAGTGTGTGATGAATACCATAGGTCATTTCGTCACTGCTTACTACACTTTGTGATTCTGTTTCCATTGCTTCAACAAGAAATGTTGTGTTGCTGGTTAATTTATAGCCACCGCCAATGGTAGTTGTGTCTGTGTCAACATCTGCAGCAGTTGTTGCAGTATGTACTTCATAGCCAAGTGTGAGATCGCCAAAGGCTGCACTTACGTTCATCACTTGCTCTTCTGTGCTGTCATCACTTTGCAATTTAGCACCACCCAGTGTCACACCACCAAGTGTATACTGAGCACCGAGTGCATGACCTGCAGTTGCAGTTGTGCCATAGTTACTGTCGCCGGCAAATGATGCAAGCAACTTCAAATCTTCAATTGGTGAGAATGTTAGCAATGCAGCATGATCTGTACTTGGCGAGCCGTTTGATAGTACATAACCAAAATCAGTTACATCGTCGATTGCATCAGTAGCACTGCTTGTGTCACCTAGGTCTAATGAGAACGTGTCTTTTGCAATGGTTAGGCTATTACCACCATCATCACCACCATCCTGATTGATGTTAAAGTCTGCACTAACAGTGTAACCATTTTCCAGTGTCATGCTTGGTTTGATGTTTAAATCTGCATCCACTGCAGTTGTTGATGTTCCGTTTGAGTCTTGAAAACTCCATTCGAAGTCACCGCCGATTGTTACATCAGCAGCAAGTGCAGGAGTTGAAAGTGCTGCCACAACGGCAGCAGTAGAAAGTAGTTGCTTCATTTTGATTTTTCCTTAAGGTTTATTTTAAAAACTTGTTGAGTTTTTTTTGATCAATGTTAGTGGTACAAAAAGATGCATGGCATGAATAACTTGTAACATATAACAAAGTACTTATCTACGCATATAATGATGTGTAAAGTTTATGAGTGCAGACGTTATGACTTTAGTATACCTAACATGCTGTAACCTTTGGCTATTTCCAATGCATCATCACCATCTTTTATTAATTTTGGCAAATGTTTCTTTTCGTGATACTTTGGATTGTTTTCCATAACACGCAAGATGTTAGCAGCATCTCCATAACATTTTTTGGCATTTTGGAAAAAACGTTGACAATCTCTGTAACGTTCCCAGCCATCAGCAGACACTACACCATTGCGTATACCTGACAGCATGCTACGTTCAAGTTTATAAAGTTCGTTAATGCGTTTATATACAATGTTAGGATCTATATCAGACTTGGACATCTTCCATACCTGCTGTTCTCAGTTTCACAATGTGGCCCATTTGCCATTGCTTGGTGTCAAGACCTTTCATAATACCCAACCAACGATTGCGTAACAGTGCAACTTCGTTGATGATGGTTTCAAAATCCACTACTTCATCTTCACCGTCCACATACTTTTCTGCATCACGTGATGTAAGAGCACGTGGATAGTTTTCCAAATATTTTACAAAATGTTTGCGCCGGATCTTGCGCAACTGTATGTTAAGATGTTGCAGTACTGCTTCAACTTCTTGCAATTGATTAAAGCGTATTTCTGTCACAGCAGGCAGCATTTTGATGTTCTTTTCAACAATGCCATGAATGCCAACTTCTTTGCGAGCCTCTTCTAGCTCTGCTTCAAAGTGTGCTATAAAGTCAGGAATGTATGACATGTCCTGAACTACTTTACTGTAATAATTAGCCATGTTTATATAGTACACTATCTAGTTGATTTGTCAACCACGGAAATGCATCTTTCCAATTGGTGTTTCGCCTTCTATCTACTTCTTGTAGAAACAAGTACAGTTGCTTTTGTTTTTCCAAATCTCTTGGTTGTGAATTTGCTTTTTTTATAATACCTAGGAGCAAATCAAAACTTGCAGTATCATCAATCAAATCTAAAACCTTGTGTAATTTATCGGTGTAAACATCATTGTTGTAATGACTTAAATTTAAACAACTACTCTCAGGCATGACGTCATGCAAACTCCAAAATATATTTTTGTGTTTTTTCCATTCTAGCCATTGTAGTGCTAGTGTTTGTATATCATCAATGACCAATATGTTTACAGTGCTTAGTAACATTATGTTAAAATCACTGTTGTATAAAAAATGTTCAAAGTTTTGTTTCCATTGATCTGTTTGAAAACCATTACGAACATACTCTTGGCCTTGCCCTAGTCCTTCTACACTACACACCAAGTCTATGCGTTTTACACTGTTATTGCGCAACATTCTCATTCCAATTTCATAGAATTTATCAATATGTGCTTGTGGTGTCATTAGATTTGTTGTGATTGAAAGTTCAAGATTCTGGTTTCTCTGCTTTTCAATGATGTCAAGTAGTGTATAGAATTTTTTCTGATACAGTGGTTCTCCGCCTAGTATATTTAGACGTTGCAGTTTACTTCCGTTTTTATCATACCATGATAAAAATTTGTCAAATAACAGTGCATCGTTGTTTGCTGTTTGATAAGCATTATCAGCAAAACTGGCAAGTTGTGTATCAAACTTTGCATCTTCTGCTGCAATTGAACTACTCAGTGAACCCTTGCAATATATACATTTTAGATTACAAATATTATTGATAAACACTTCTAGTTCAACTGGTGTTACAGAAGTTTCCGTTGGATCTTCAGCAAGTTCAGGAGGAATGCCTGGTTTGCTACTTTGATAGATCCGATCGCTTGTGCCGCCTGCATTTTCTATACGTTCACAATATTCACAGCCGCCGGCTGGCCATTTACCATCCAACATAGTTTTTCTTGCACTGATTTTTTCTGGTGTGTTGTGAAAAGTATCAAAATTGTTTACGTCAATTGTGCTTACACTAGCACGATGACAACTGCTGGTTTCGCCATTGTTCAAGTATATACTACTCCAGGCCCATTTCCATCTGCAGGCTGTGGGTGTGTCAATTGGAAATTTAATCTTCCCAGTCAAATTCTTCCTCATATTCATCTTCTAAGATGCCTTGATCTTCTAGGGAATTTTTAAGATATTTGTTATCTACTAGTGCTAGTAAGTCTTGCTCGTCAACACCCAAGTCAATCAGGCTGTTGATGTAGTGATCAGCAGCCTGTTGTTTATCTTTGATGTACTGAGAAAGAACTTGCCAAGACTCGACAATCAAGTCTTTTTCTTCCATTATTATTCTTCTCCGTTGTCTGCTTCAACTGCTGCTTCTACAATCTCTTCTGACTCTAGTTCTGCTGTTGGCTCGGTATTTACCTTTCCTTCAGAGATATCTTTCATAATAACTTCAAGTTTTTCACCAGTCCATTGCTTGCGAAACTCAATCATTTCTTCGCCCGCGGCTGTGATATACTTGAGTCTGTTGCCTTGTTTTACAAGTAATTCTTGTTTCTCAAACAAGTCTATAAGTCCACTGTATGGATCCATGCCTGTTTCATATGGAATCTTAACCTGCACTGCTTCAAATGGTTTTGCATAACGTGTTTTCATAACTTTACATGCAGCACGAATACCACGCACATCACTTACTTTGTTGCCTGCTTCATCTTCTTTGAGTTTTAGTTTACGCATTGCAATAACAATACTACTTGCGTAGATAAAGCCCTGTCCACCACTGATCTTGTCATCTGGATCAAACATGTCCTGACTTGCATATGTGTGGTTGGTACACACCATGCCCACATTGTAACTGCCAATCATGTTAACTGTGTTGCGCACAAGACTAGTCAGTGCTTTGGGCTTACGACCCATGTCGCCTTTCATGTCACCCTTGTTAAACTGGTCAACATCTGTGGGTGTCATCATCATGCCCAAACTATCAAGTACAAACAGTACCTTTGGACGTTCTTCTTCTGCCATTGCTTTGTAGTCTGCCATAAATGTGCTGAATGTTTTAGCAACATCATCAATCATGCTCATGCTTAGTTTAAGCAGTTTGCTTTCGTCTGTGTCCACACCCAGTGCTTTCAGCCAACTTTCATCCAGTGCGTTCTCACTGTCAATTACTACAACAAAGATGCCTTGATCTTGTGCTGCTTTAATAATGTTTCCACTTGCAAAATAACTTTTACCTGCACCAGATTCACCAGCAAACACTGTGACTTTGCCCATAGGCACGCCTTTGTAAAAGTCACCACTTATGAGCCAGTTAAGTGCATAACTGCCTGTGCTGACCCAGTCTGTGGGATCATGAAAGCCAATGCTTAGTCCATCAATGCTTTTTGTTATGTCTTTTCTAAATTTACTTACGTCAAACGGTTTTGCCATGTGATTACCTTCCTTTGTTGAGAGAATGGAGGGCGACACTTAGGCCGCCCTCTGCAGATACCTTATGAAGATTGACGACTTCTGATCATTGCTAGAATGTCTTCTGCACTTTTACTACCTTCTTCCACTGCTGGAGTTGGTACCGGTGCAGGAGTTGGTTCTGCTGTAGGAGCAGGTGCTGCAGGTGCTGTCTCAAATGGAACTGTTGCTGCAGGTGCTGCTTCTGTGGTTGGTGTTGGAGTAGGTGCTGCTGGAGCAGGAGCAGCCGGGGACTGTGCTGTACCTGCAGGAGCATCTACACCATATGGACGATAGTATTGTCCAAAACGCTCAACGTCGTATGCTTGTCCATCCACACTTGCTTCAAACATCTCTTTGAGAACATTGATCTCAACTTCAGTTGGACGCTTGGGCAAGTAGTCTGACAAGGTGTGTAAACCATGTGTTTCAATAGCCGCACGTTGTACTTCAGAGAGCGCACTTTCTTTGCGAGCCCACTTTGATGTGCTATAGTCAGCATATTGACCTTTGGTTGTTTTAGTGATACGGAAATCCAGT